TTTCTACTCATGGTTTTCCTCTTGAAAATACTCATGCCAAAAGTCACTTAGTGATCACCGGAACCTCGCCACCGCCAATTTTCTTTCCTGTTAAAGCCGGACTAAGAAAATCAGTTAAGAAATCCGCTCGTCCTACGGTGGGGAGTTGAACCCCACTTTCCCCGGCATGGTGTCCGTGGCATTTCCAGTTATGCTATCGTAGGCATCGTTGCAACAATGGTCTTTAGCGTGACTTACGCAAGCTCTCCAAGTTTAAGTCCTGTCGGCTTTCCCGGACTACTCACATAAGCCTCTCAGTGAGCATTGCAATCTCCCTATTTAATGATTGCTTACCACGGCTTTCGCCAATACTTTTCAGCCGGAACACTAAACCAACTGTAAACAGTCAGCGTTATTCTCAGTTGAAATGTTCGATGGGAGAATCGAACTCCCGTCCCCACCGTGAAAAGGTGGTATCTTGACCGCTTGACTAATCGAACAGGTGTGGTTTTTACTTTTTGACTGGAAGCAAGGTACCCTTTAACCACAAAAAATCGTAACCAGGTTCTTGCAATTCTCCGCAGGGAAGCCGTTCGCGTCCGGTAAATCCTCTGTGAATAGGCTGCAATCTACCTAAATGGGCGAAAGAGGAATTGAACCTCCAATGTTTACCACGAGGGAACGGATTTACAGTCCGCCGCAACACCACCAATCGTTGCCGTTCGCCCGGAATTTTCTTTGTATCGCCAAGAACATTAGGAAAGAAGCGGTGGGAACCTTAATCGCAAGAGCTACGCCCACAGGTGGAATCGAACCACCACGCTACACCAAGTTCGCTCCGATCATTTAGCGATTTACTTCATCTTTCAGTGCTTTACCAGCTTTGAACTTAGGTGCTTTGCAAGCCGGAATGGAAATCTCTTTTCCGTTCTGAGGGTTCTTTCCAACTCTGGCAGCACGCTCAGTCACTTCAAATGTTCCGAAACCGACCAACTGCACTTTTCCGCCTTTTCCAAGTTCTCCACCTACGATCTCAACAAATGCGTTGAGTGCTTTTTCAACATCGTTCTTGGAAAGTCCGGCATCGTCAGCCATTGCCTGTACTAATTCAGCTTTGTTCATTACTTCTTGCCTCCTTTCTTGTGGTCTGCATATATGGAATATGCGATTGCAATTATTACTTCTGTGATTATCGTTGCGGCAACACCGCACCAAAATTCAGGAATATACATCTTTTTACATCCTCTCTTGTCTGCTACCTCTGGTAGCCGTCACGGTCATGCGGTAGTCATACCGTTTCTGCACTGCACCGCCGCACTCAGCCGCCTTACTTCCTCCGGTGTATCTCGGCGTAGCTTCACTGCCATGGCTATATTTATAGTTTCGTGCCGGATTGCCATGCGTGGACCATCAGGGACTTGAACCCCGGACCATCCGGTTATGAGCCGGACGCTCTAACCAACTGAGCTAATGGTCCATACCTCACATTGGGGAGATTCTATGTGAGGCTTCGGAGGATCATCATAAGTGGGAACCCTCCGATGTAGGATTGCTGTCGGGGAACAACAGTCCTGAGTGGGAAGTGTTGGTGTCGAACCAACTCCTATGGATTTTCAGTCCATCGCTTCTACCGAGTTAGCTTACTTCCCATATTACGGCACTGTTACTGTGCCGTAATGGTTAGGAGAAACTTTAATGCCATACCTTGTGTGTTTAGTCCGTTGAACTTATGTCCGTGTCACTTGGTATGGTCGTAGTATAGCGCACTAAACATTCTTTGTCAAGTGGAATAAACAAAATTTTCAAAAAATTTGTTTTCCTGTGTGCAGTCGGCTTTACAACCGTTTTTCTGAACATCAGAAATCAACTTGCTTACAGGGATTTTGAGAAAATTTGCTATATCGTATATCTTGTCGATTGACGGATAACTTTTGCATTGTTCCCAATCACTCACGGTATTCTGTGCCACATGAACGCCCGTTGCAAGTTCGTGTTGTGTAATTCCCCTATTCGTTCTTTCTTTTTTCAAGTTGGTGGCGAAACTATATTGTCCCATGCTATCCCTTTCTATATTCCTAAGTCACTTCTCTTTACTACCTGTCCCTCTCCGCCAAGAAGAGCATCTACAAACTGAGCGAACATTGCCAGGGTGTCCGGCGCATCATCATGTTTATTCTTTCCGAGCTGTGTATAACTGCAAAGGAATGACATCATCACGCCGTAATCACTCTTAGGCTCATATTCTGTAATATCCTTGAATATGACGTGTTCCTTAACCCATGAAGAATTGACGATGATCTTGGTCTCTTTGTTCTGAGTAGTGTATTTCTTCGTAATATGGCATCTGCCGCCTTTGGCTTTAACAAGTCTCTCAACTTCATTTGCGGTTCTGCTACCCTCTTTGTTGCTCTCGAACTGTGCCTGCTGTACATGATGCTTAACAAGCATATCTGAGTTGAGTTCGTCCAAGGTTCCAGGGTCGATGTTCTTGAATACCAGATCTTCCAGATAGTATCTGTCTCCGTACTGATAGAAAACTCCGAGGAAGTTGTAGTCTGTACCGGTGTCCTTGGTATCGCAGATTGCCAATATAGAATCCGGTTCTCTGTCCGGCAGTCCTCCGATATATCTCTGTAATTCTGTTGGATGATACAGAATACCCTCTCTCTCAATCGGATCACTTTTATACAGGCAGCGATATGAAACATCATCCATCGACATTTCCATATCGTGGAAGTATTTCTCATCAAATCCAACATCGTAATCGTAATCAAAATTGCTTTTTCCGGTCTGAGGATCAATGTCTGGAACAGCAATGAACTCTGCCCTCGGATTTCCCTCGTACATTCTTTCAAGCCGGCCAATAACATCATGCACACTCCACCGGGTTGCAATGTGGATCTCTTTTGCTTTCTTCTTTTTACGAGATTTAAGGTCTGTGGTGTACTCTCCGTACAGCTTATCCAGACGATCAATAGACAAAGCCTCTTCGATACCTGATACTAAATCGTCCACATACAGAAATCCCTCACAACGGGTAACACCGGTAAGGGAACCTCTGATTGGTCTGCAGGTCAGTGTCTTAAACGGCTGCCATCTTCCAAGGTTTATTGTCTCTTCTTTTGCGTTGTTTCCCTCAAATACAATGTCCGGGAACACATCGCTCCAACAATATTCATTACTGGTAATTATGTTGAGAACGGCATCATAGAACATTCTCGTCATAAAACCAGAATGGGAGGACATAAGGTTTGGTGTGTTTGGGTAATGCCCCATTACAA